CTTCTATACATAAGTGTTTGTAGGCCAGTTCCGTATGGGTAAATCTGAAATCCTGAGAATAACTGTGTATAGATATATGAAAGTTTTAATTTCAATTTATTTTGAATAGGGTTAACCAAGGTCCCCGTTCATCAAATACCAAGAATCCACCTCCATGAATTAAAGTTGATACAATTATATAAACGAGTTTAGGTGGAAATATTGGAAATGTCAGAGTCGGCTAAAGACACAAAAAAGGCCCCGTGCCCTTACACGGTAGAAGAGTCCGTTAAGGATTTAAATAGGAATGATTTCCTAAATAAGAAAGTGAAAGATGCCTTAAATAGAAGTAAGGGAAAGCATCTTAATTCTTCTGTAAAGAAGAAAATAGTATCACGAGTTCAAAAGAAATATTTTAAAGAACAGAGTGGTACTGAAGTAATTAGTAATGTTTATAAAGAATTCTGTGCTTCAAGCGCAGCAATTATGAAATTGAATTTGCCTTCTGATTTCTTATTTAAGGAAATAGAGGGATTCATATTACTTATTACTAACTTGTCACAACAAACAACTACGTTGGGTGTTGTTAGCAGCTGTCTATTGTATATTAGAAGTAAAGTTAAAACATCATTATATAAACAAATTGAATTTTACATTAATGCTTTACTTATTACATCACAATCTAGTGCCACACCATTGTGGTTAGAATCCCTTAGGTTAATTAAAACTAATTGGAATTTGTGTAAGGCTAATAAAGCTTTTACACAAATTTCCAAGTTATTGGGATTACTAGTTTCGGTCGGTATGTGTGATGCTTCTAATGTTACATTTGATGTCGGTAAATTTAGATTATTTGAACCTAATCTTAATGCACTACATATGTCTGCAAGTGACATGGTTGATGCAATATTTGAAACCATTGTTTATTTTGCTGAAGGCATATATTTGTGTTTTAAGACTAGATCATTTGCTCCACTATTAGTTAGTGACCGTTCATGCGTTGAAAATGATGAAGAATATGCACGTATTACTACTTGGTGGAATCTAGTTCGCAATGGAAATCTTGAAAAGTTAGAAGGCATAACTGATAGTGAATATCAAAAAAGATTAGATAATTTGGTTGTTGTATTTAAGAATCTTTCTCAATCACTTAAGGGTTTAGAAAAGAAGATTGTGTATGATCGTTATATAAAATTGTTATCTTTGCAGCAAGAATTCATTACTTTAAAGATATCAAATGGTATACGTCATGCACCTTTTGCTTTGCAATTCTTTGGAGATTCTAGTCAAGGTAAGACAACTTGTGCTGATCAACTTGTTAATTGTTTATTAGCTAGTCAAGGAATGTCTACTTGTGACACTGTTAAATGTACGTATAATCCTGGAGATAAGTTTATGTCAAATTGGACTTCAGATAAGATTGTACTTAAATTTGATGATGTTGCTAATGAAAAGAGTGATTTTGTAGAAAAACCTCCAACACGTGCAATTATTGATGTTATCAACAATGAAATGTATCAAGCTCCTAAGGCTGAGATTGAAGCTAAAGGTAAAGTTTTTGTTGAACCTTGGATTGTTACTGCAACTACAAATAGTCCTACTTTAGATGCTTTTTCATATTCTAATTGTCCCTATTCTATTCAACGTCGGCTTAAACGCATTACCGTTAAAGCTAAGGCTAAATTTTGTAAAATAGCTGTTGTTGGTAAGGACACATTTAGTACTGGAATAGATCCTAGTAAAGTTATTGAGCACTATACGAAAGATGGTGTTTATACACCACCTCCATTTGATGATATATGGGAACTTACAGTTGAACAAGCTGTGCAACCTTCTGAATTACATCAAATTGCGTCTTATGCTCCTGTACATTATAACGATCCTCAAAGTGGAAAGTGTGTTGAACTAACTAACGTTGATATGAAAATGGTTGTAAATTGGGCTATTGATGCATTCGATAAACATAGGCGAGAGCAATTGCATTTAGTTAGTTCTAAAAATGCTAGAAAGACTGATATTGAATTGTGTGGTGTCGATAATTGTAAGCATATTAAAGGTTATTGTAAGAAACATTATGATAGTCAATTAGGTATTGAAGATTTTGATTTGAATAATGTTTTATCTTTCTTTAATAACTCAAATTTTGTTAATTATATGCCATTTTACAATTTGAATCTAGATAACTTAATTGATAATTACATTTTGCTTAAAAATAGTAAATCATTGATTCAGTATTATTTACTTTCGTCTTGTTTCTTGTGGTTTATGTATGGCATTTCTTGGGTTTATAATAATCAATTTCTTTCATTTATTATTTTACTTATTTGTCTTAACTTTCAAATTAATATGCATGTGACTTTATCGAATTTTGTTGTGGATCGCTATCTCAAATGCAATACACTTTTACAGAAATTAAGGGATAGGAATATACAACGGTCAATATTGTTGTTCACGTCTTTATCAACTTCTTGTCTTATATTATATTCATTTTCTAAATTTTGGAAAATTTGGAAGTCATATGATAATCAAGGTTCTTTGGAGCCTAAAGACGAAGTTGATGTAAATACACGTGATAGTGAAGAGAATGTTTGGGCTAGTGTTATTAAGCGAGATTTACCAATTAGTAAAACGTCGAAAACTGTAAGTTCGAATCAATTATTGAATGTTATAGATAAGAACTTAGTTTATGGAACTATCCATCTTGATACTGGTAATGCTCGCATGAATGCTTTGTTTTTACGGAGTAATATACTTATAGTACCCTATCATTATTTCCTACAATATGGCGATGAATTGCATTGTACATTCCGTAAAAAGAATCCTGAAATGGCTGGAGGTAAATTTGTAGCAGTTTTACATATTAATTCATCATATAGGATACCTGATTCGGATTTAATATTGTGTTATACACCAAATGGTGGTTCACACAAAGATCTTCTTAAACATTTTCCTATAGGTGAAATGGGAACTACTCCATTTATTATGCATTGGCGAAATAAGCTAGGTGAAATCATTGAGATGAAAGGTCTATCTGTACCAAGTAATGTTGAAACACTGGTTGCCTTTAAAGGCGGTTATTATAGAACTCTAAATAAAAACACGTTTGGGGGACTTTGTGGGGCAACATTAGTCAGTGATACTATTGGTAGCGTAATATTAGGTTTTCATCTAGGTGGTGCAGAAAATACTCCTAATGGATGTCATGGTGTTTTAAAACAAAAAGACATCATTAAAGGAGTAAATTATTTGCGAAATCTAGAAGGCATTGTGTTAGTGGGCTGTGATCATGTTTTCCCTGAAGAGATTTATGGTATAAACTTTAAATGTCAAGGAGATATACATAATAAAAGTCCGGTAAATTTTATGCCTTTGGATACACAAATTACTTATCATGGTAGATGTGAAGGTAGATCTAGTTCTCATTCTGATTTTAAGGTTAGTCTTATTAGTGAACATGTTACTGATGTTTGTGGTATGCCTAATGTATATAATCCACCCAAATTTAAACCTGATTGGTTTGGATGGCAGGGTTGTTTGAGTGCGATGTCACAAACTGGTGTTCCTTTCAGTTATGAATTGTTGCGAAAAGCTGTAATTGATTATAAATCTGCACTTATACCAATTTTCACCAGCAAATTATGGAATAGTACTAGACCATTAACTGATGAAGAAAATATAAGTGGACTTGACGGCAAAAAGTTCTTGGATGCTATCAAACTAAATACCTCTATAGGTTATCCTCTTACAGGAGCTAAAAGAAAATTTGTAGAGGAAGAAATTATTGATAATAAAGTTATTAGAAGATTTGATAGTATGATTATGGATGAGATTGCACGTTGTGAGAATTTATATAAACAAGGCTTAAGAGCTTATACAATTGCTAAAGCTTGTAAAAAGGATGAAATTTTGTCTGGCGAGAAATGTCGTATATTTTATGGAAATAGTATTGCTTTAACTTATCTAATTCGTAAATATTAT